TCCCAGTACACAAAGACGCTGTGTCTTTTTTTGGTTTCGCCTTCATAGGTTTCGTTGTGTGTTCCCACGTCAACAATTCTATAGCAGGATGCTTTGTATTTGCATCTTTGTTCGTGGCGCAACAAAAAATTCAGTGAGACTGAGTTGGCAGGTTTTGATTTGACCGCCATTATTGGTTGCACTTGTGAGTTGGAGGTAGAGCATACCTCTGGCGGCAACGCTAAAGTAACTGCCGTCTACACACCAGAAGGCGGAGTGCAAAAGGTTGCAACGGTTAACAGCCAACTGGCTTTTGATGTCGATGAGTATGCCGCAGACAACAAACAGATGTGCGATGTGTTTGTGGAATTACCAGAATGGGTGCAAAATAAAATAGATGAATCTTTTGAATGTGTAGCTGCAAACAAAAAAGAGTCTGAAAAGTTCTCACCTGCTGAGAAAGAAGAGTTCTCTTCATTAGATGCTCTGGCTGATTCAGATAAGTCCATCGAGGAAAAAATCCCGTTTTAACGGTTTGGGTTGTTGGGTCGAAATGAATGTACTTCATATTTGATTCTCCATATCGAAAGATTCAACAACCCTTCTTTTATATAATGAGTAACGTAATTAATATTGCAGACCGCAAAAACACAAAGGTGTATGAAGAAGGCGTGTACACAGATATGCCCTTCCCAGAGTACAACCAATTAGAAGCTTTCAGATCGCATGACTTATCAGCAATCATGAAAGACCCATACAGATATAAATACGAAGAGAAGCCAGACAGCGAGGCGTCCTTCTTTGTTGAAGGCAGGCTACAGCATTGTTTGTTCTTGGAACCACATGTGTTTGACGATGAGTTTCTTATTGCACCGCAGGTTGATAAAAGAACCAAGGCAGGCAAAGAAGAGTATGCAGATTTTCTGTCATCGGTTGATGATAGAAGCATAGTAACCCAAGACCTGTACGACACCTGTGTTGCTCGCGTTAAGGTGTTAGATGCATTCAAGCCCAAAGGCGATGACCAGACAGAGCTGTCAGTGGTCTTTGATTACTTTGGTCACCTGTGCAAAGCCCGGTTCGATATGTTGCAAGACAATGTAATCATTGATCTCAAGACGTGTCGCGATGCCAGTCCCAGAGGATTTAAGTTTGCAGTTAGGAACTTTGGCTACCACCAACAGGCGGCTTTTTATTTAGATGCTGCCAAGCATTCTGGAATGACCGAGGTTGATAGGTTCCAATTTTTAGCCATAGAAAAAGCTCACCCATATCCCTATGTGGTTTATGAGCTTGACGCCGAGGCTATAGAGTACGGCAGATCACTAAACGAACGGGCTTTAAATTTGTTGTTGCATTGCAGGGAGACTGAGATTTACACGCCGTACAACCTGCACAATCAAATTGTTCCAATCAAACTCACCGATCTTTAATTGGCAAACAGACCAGCCAGACCCGTACACGATCACTTGTATTGGGCTAACGAAGTCTCTGCGTTTAACACACACAAAGAACGGCAGGACCATTTAAAGCAGTATGAATTTAGCCAAGGACACATTGATGCTATTACACATCTTTGTGTCTACTGGTTGCCCAAGAGAATGCACACTCTGCCCAACAGGTTGTTGAACGCAGCTTACAAAGACTTGCCAGACGACACGGCAAAAACAATGTTTAGAATTGGAATAGAAAATATGAGGAAAAAATTATGATAGTAAGATTTACACGACAGGAACTTTCTGAGTGCGAGCAAGCAGCTTCGTTTCGCTGGCAGTTGGCTAGGGCATCCGATGTAGCCAACCAGAAGAAAGACAAAACCAGAAGCGACCGCAGCATTGACCTTCTGGGTATTAAAGGTGAACTGGCGGTGGCAAAAGTTTTTCAGATTGACCACGACATAAACAAAGGCGGCATAGACCAGAACATTGATATGTGGGACAACGATGTGTGCTTTGATGTTAAAGCTACCTTCACTCAAGCCGGGCATTTAATATTCAAACATAAGAAATATTTTAAAGCCGATGTAGCCATCTTGGTTACTCCACACGACATTCCAGACTCAGTGTTTGTTGCTGGCTGGATAGGCAAAAAAGAATTCATGGAGAAGTCTCAAGACATTGATCTTGGCAACGGCTCATGCCCAGCTTTACCCAGCAATAAGCTTAGACCGATACCAGAGCTGTGGAAGTTCTTAACCATGAGAAAAGTTGGCAGGATAACCAACAGACTGTAGGCACAAAAAAAGGAGCCTAAGCTCCTTTTAATGTTTGGGGTTTCCCTAAAAAGTGCGCCTATCTATTTTGGCTTCAGCAACTTTTTGAGCCTCCCTTCTGGTATCAAATATTTTTTGCGTAATCCTGTCAACCATATTGTTAGCACCTTTGCAAAAGGCAGCATCACAACAGTTGCTATTTAAATATTCTACATTAGATGCGTGGTATCTATACAACATAGCATTAAGCAAATCTACTTGACTAGATGTAATGCTGGCTATGCCGCCCCTACCTTTTCGCATTGCTTCTTGCAACTCTGTTAACACCCCAGCAAATTCATCAGAAAGTATTAGGTCTGTTTGTGCTTTTGTAATTTTAATGTCCATATCAATTCTCCATTTGTGTAAGAATTATTTCCTACATACCTATAATAGCAAACTGATTGAAGATTACAACACTTTTCAACACTTATTTAATCAGCAGATTTTGCAGTAATAATAGCTCCGTCTACCTCAATGTCATCAAACTGTAAGCCACTGATCTGCATATCTCCATGTTCAAAGATTACATCCCTAACAAGCAGCCTTAGCAAGCCAGCCTTCTGGAACAGGTTAAGCCTTGCGTACATTAGTATCACCTCATCTGCTGTCATTTTGCTGGTGTTGATTAACACATCGTCAACCAGCACATCATCACCTTTTTTTCCAAATATCATTCTATCTCCTTTTTTAATAATTCAATTTTACATGCCCGGACTTATTGACGTGAGCCAACCGTGACTGTCTGGACCCTCTAAGAAACCAACCCCCTTTACTATCATTGTATGACGATGCCACGTCCGGGTACTCAACATCGCTCATGTTGTATTTGTCTTGGTAGTAGCACTTGTATGCATAGATAGCCCGCTCGAAGCTTATCTCTTTATTCATTTCCAATCCGTGTGTGATTTTTTGCGCTTATCGGTGTACTCATATTCCACCCTGTCAAGATATGCTTTGTGCCTAACAACATTGGGTTTGCCCAACTCCTCTCTTTGCCAGCCGAGGCTGGTAAGAATGTTTGCATCTTTTTCTTCTGTAAGTTTTTTTTCTTGCTCTTCAACAACGTCTTTGTACTGTGTCATAGTTTTCTCCTAGTAGTTAGGAACAACGCCAAGCGACTGCCCATTATCATCGAAGTTGGTGTAGCTGTTTTTGACCGAGCCGCCATTCGACATTGAATGCTCTGACATTTTTAAGTCAATGCCCAGAGGGTCCTGTTTGATTATTCCATTTCTTACCCAGCCCATTGGCAAGGATAAGCCGTTGCGCAGTTTGATTGCCTTCTCATCCATACTGCTAATGGTTGTGGTTACCGTGGTGATTTCTGGTGAATGAGCTGCCTCATAAGTCACTATAAATTCGTCACCCTTCTTCATATCTTTATTATCTTTTGTCATTTTGATTCTCCTATTAATTAATGAACAAACTCAAGACTACGCTCACGGGCATTAAATGTCAACACTTGTGAACACTTATATTATTTGATGATCTCATACACATAACCATGCACCTTCTTTGGTTTGTTTAATTTAATCTCATGTAGGTTGCCGTCTACCATGTTAGTCAGCTCCCAGAATGTTTCTCTCCCGGCATCAGCTATTAGAACAGTTCCTTTGCATTGGTCGATAACCTTAACCAAGTTCTCTATGTGTTCTTCCCAGTAGCACATGTCACAAGCCACAACCAAGTCAGCAGCTTGCCAGCCTTCTTTTGGCATCTGGGTGTAATCACCGTATAGGATATTTAACTCCTCGCCGTTTAACTCTTCTACCACCTCTGCAAAATCTCCGGTGCTTTCGTCTATGTCTATGCCAACTGCATTAACATAATTTTGTTCTAAGTAAGACAAGACCACACCCCAGCCACAACCTATTTCAATGGCGTCATCTATTGGATAAAGATTATATCGTGATAGAAAGTCGATCATGGTCATGGACGAATCCCAAATCTTGTTGCCATGATGTGTTTGCTTTTTGTTTGTCTGCTTAATTTTTTTAATTTCCTTATCAGAAGACAAAGGAATTTTTATGTTGTGAAGTATTCTCATGGTGTTAAAATATATTATAATCAGTTACAATCACTAATCATAGCAAATTTAGGAGAAAATAATGGGTGACTACAATAAGGGTTATAGGACCTTAACGGTTGATCTAAAGACTTACGACATGTTGGAGGAGATTTGTGTCTCCCAGCACAGAAAGAAGATAGATCAGATACGTTTAATGGTTGAGACTAACCACAAGAAAATTAAATCAGAAGCAGAAGCAGAAGCAAGTTAATCTTTAAACTAAAGA